GCGTTGAACCAGATGTGTTTGCCTGTTGATACCTCTTGTCGGTACATAGTCGCAAACTGAGTGCTTTTATATAGCGTGCTTGTGCCGTTATAGTAAGCGTTACCCCAAGAATCAAATGTATTGCTGGATGCAGTAATTGCAGCAGTAGCCCCAATATCAAGAGCACGATAACCACTTCCCCAAGCACTAGGAGTAACTCCCAAGCCTAGATTGGCCCCGTCGAACTGCAGCGCAGTACCGCTTGTAACAACCTTAGAGCCATTCAAATAAGGAACAGTATTGGCAGTACCGTTTGGCATTGTCAATGAAGCCGGATTAGTCCCAAGCTCAACGACAGTACCTCCAGAGTCCTTCGTATAAAGTCTCTTGTCGGTTACGTTAACAGCTAACTCACCTTGAGTGAGAGAGCCAGCCGAAGGCACAGAGGAAGCTGTGCTACTGTTTTTAGTGATGATAGTTGAAGGCATTAGTAAGTCCCACCGTTAATAGTTCCGTTAAGAAGAGAAGAAGCTGATGCAGCCGCTGCCGTAGCACTAGCTGCTGCCGCTGTAGCCGATGAAGCTGCATTAGTAGCTGACGTAGCCGCTGCACTGGCTGATGAAGAAGCGTTACTGGCTTGTGTTGTAGCTGTAGAAGCTGAAGTAGCAGCTGAGCTAGCAGATGTAGACGCACTTGTAGCAGAAGTACTGGCTGCTGAGGCTGAAGAGGCAGCATTCGAAGCTGATGTGCTAGCCGCTGAAGCTGAATTTGCAGCGTTGGTAGCCTGTGTACTTGCTGTAGATGCTGAAGCAGCTGCGTTAGTTGCTTGTGTGCTAGCTGTTGAAGCACTTGAAGCTGCATTGGTAGCTGAAGTACTCGCAGCACTTGCTGAGTTAGACGCACTGGTTGCTGAACTAGCAGCTGCTGTAGCTGAGTTAGCTGCGTCAGTCGCAGCAGTTCCTACGCTGGCTGCACTGGCTGCTGCGTTGGTTGCTGATGTTGCAGCCTCTGAAGCTTTAGTCGTTGCAGTTGATGCACTAGTTGATGCACTACTGGCTGAAGAAGCAGCTGCAGTGGCTGACGTAGAAGCTTCACTAGCCTTAGTAGTTGCAGTGCTAGCCGATGCTGCTGCGTTAGTAGCCGATGTAGAAGCTTCAGAAGCTTTAGTTGTAGCAGTACTTGCAGATCCAGTAGCAGACGTAGCAGCTGATGAAGCTGTTGAAGCTGAGTTAGCAGCACTGGTGGCTGATGTAGAAGCTGCAGAGGCAGATCCTGCAGCATTGGAAGCTGACGCTGCAGCCTCATTAGCTTTCTGAATAGCTATGACAGCTTGACTACTAGCGTCATTCGTAGCGTCTCCAGCACCTCCCGGGCCTCTATAAATTGACATTATTTAAGCTCCATATTGAGAGTTGTACCATTGTGCTAAGGGTGTTGCAACATCCCTAGGAGCTGCCGGTAGTAATGCGTTATAATTCTGTTGAATAGCTTTAAAGTAATCTTCACTATTCAATGGGATACCCTGTGTAGGTAGTCCTCTAGGAGCTGAAGCAGCGCCACCGCCACCGCTTGACATAGCCTTACCAAGACCTAGAGCACCAAACAAACCTGCAGCACCATTAATAAGACTAGATAATTGTGCTGGAGTAAGATCACTTAAAGGATTACTACTTGCTGAAGGAGCTTTTGTTGTTGGCGCTCCTGTAGTAGGATCAATACCTGTTGTACTTGCACCACTAGGATTTACACCTGTGTTTACAGCTCCTGAGCCAAGGCCAGTTATTCCTGTCGATACACCTGTATTTAAAGCCCCTGCACCTACGTTGGCAGCATTGGTTAATCCTGTAACTCCACCAACTGTTGCAGCTGTATTTGCACCAGTACCTAAAAGTTCTGCACCGAGAGTTGATCCACTTAAAACACCAGTACCAACCAAAGGTGTTGTAGATGTTGTACCAAGCAAGCCAGCGCCTAACTCAGAACCAGCTAAAATACCAGTACCAGTTAGACCTGCCAAACCTGAACCAGTACCCAACAAACCTGTTCCTAAAGAGGAGCCAGTAAGAACACCCGTTCCGGTTAATCCTGCACCTGTGCTAAGTGAGCCTAGACCTGCACCGGCTGCATTTAATCCCAATCCACTAGCACCTGCTGATAAACCTGTACCGCCACCCATTCCAGCAATAGTTCCAAGTTCTCCTGCTGTTGCTAATCCGGCTCCAGTAGCACCAGTAGCCCCTGCTGCACCCGTAGCAGCCCCACCTGTTGCAGCGCCTGCACCTAAAGCCTCTAGGCCACCAATGCCAGCAGCCAACAAAGCCATCTGTGCGAAAGGTTTGATGATCTCACCAGCATTAGAGCTAGATGCTCCTGTAGTGTAGAAAACTGGAGTACCTTCAGGAGTGAAATCTACTCGATAACCTGTGTTACCTTTACCTTTAAAAGTTCCACCGAAAGCATTGCCTGTTTGACGCTCACTGTAAGTAACTGGGACAGGCTGACCTGTTAGTTTGTTTCCAAAGGTTTTCTCTTCTTGAGTTTGATAGATCGGAGTGCCGTCTACACCTTCACCCATGTATATCTCAACTTGCTTGGTTACAGGGCCAAACTGGTTAATGTCTGTAATACCAATACTATTCAAGATACGAGCCATATCCTCAGCTGCAGCATCCGCACCAACGCCTCCTGTCCACTTGTCAGTAGTGCCTTGAGCTTTAATTTGCTTTATCAGATTATCTATTGCAGCCATGCTTATTCGCCTTTTCTGTATAGCTCAAATGTATTTACAGCATTCATTGTTGATCCAGATTCAGATTCCAATCTAACCTGATCACCTTCTTCCAGTACAACATAAGCACCATCGTTAAACTTAATAAACTGCGTAGGGCTTAAAACATAATTATCTAATATATGAATTTCAGTAGATGTACTAGAATCATACCACAAAGCATCAATATGTTTATTATTACCAGTAGTATTTACAACGTAGCATAATACCCACTTAGCGTAATAACCTGTAGGTACTGTATAAACTGTTGTCTTAGTTCCCGCTGTTAGAATCGTCCCCGTTGACACTGCTTTCATTTGTTTTCACAGCCTTTTTGCTTGATGATGATGTTGATGTTGTTTGTTTAACTACAGGAGCTGCTTCTACTACTTCAGTATAGCCTCCATGTTTACGCATTTCAGCAATTTCATGCTCCTGCAAAAACTCAATGACATTGCCGGACTGATTACATTTAAATTTAGCCATGATATTTGTTAACCTTTCTGATATGCTTAATAGAAGCACATTAAAAAGGCTCCCCACACCTTATGAGTATGGAGAACCTAGTCAGTTACTTAAACTGGAACCACGAGGGCAACGCCACCGTAGTTACGCAACTCGGACACGCCATACAGAGTGTCAGCAGTAAACAATGTACCGAGGTACTCTTGCTTGTACTGAGTCTGTGAGCGAACACCAACTTGCTCAACCAACACCATAGAGTCTTTGTGAGCCATCAAGCACACACGACCCAAGCTAGTGCCAGAACCGTCAGCAGCAGACTTAGCTGTACCAGCATTGGTTGTAACATAAACTGGAACACCGTAGATGTCACCAATCATACCGTTACGAATGCTGTTAGCAGAACCGGCTTCACCAACGCTGTTGAAGGTAGTGAATTCAGACAAGCCCAAGATTGTGTTACGCACATTTGGGGGAATCAAGAAGAAACGGTTGTCCATAGGAACATCGTTGTCATCAAGACGCTGAATTGTACGACGAATACCAGCAGCTGTCAAAGCAGAAGCGTTACCAGCACCGGAAGATGCAGAGTAGTCGAAAGCTGTAGAACCGTCACCACCGATGAAAGCACCAGCGTAGCGGAAGTTACCAGCGCCAGCTGTGGAAACGTTGAACTGTTGACCAACATTCACGAGGTCTGTATCAACTTGCTTACCCAAAGCGTAACCAGCATCATCAGTGTAGAACTGACGCAGGCTAGACAAAGCTTGAGCTTCAACGATATCCTCGATCAAACGTGAATATTCGTAGTGCTTGTCGATAGCAACTGTCACATCACCTTCAGTAGCTGCGATCAAAGTCACTTGGCTGTTAGCTGCCTTGACAGAAGCTGAACCACGGTTAGGTGAAGGAATGTGAACGGTGTCACCTTTCTTACCCTTGAATGACATCTTCTTAACGAGGTTAGCTGCTACCAAGCTCTTTTTATAGGCCGCTACAATCTCATCACTCCATACTTCTGGAATAAACGATGCTGCGGTTGTGGTTGTTACGTTATTAGTACCTAAAGGCATTTTATAAATCTCCTGATTATGATTAAATTAAAAATTACTTCACTCGACCTTCAGAGTATGCAGCCATAATTTCTGGTTGTAAGGCTTCATATCGGTCGGGATCAGTCATGCGTAACCGGATAAGGTCGGTACGACGATATACTTTCTTAGAAGACTCTCCAGTTCCTCCAACATCGACACCAGCTGCTTTAAGGTTCTGTTTGCGAACAGCGTTACCTGCATCAGTAGTTTGTTGTGTCTTAGATGTACGAATCTGTTTGAACGTAGTAATCAGTTCATCAGCTGCGTTGAAATCATAGTTAGCATCAGCCATTGCATAGATATTAAGCCTCACTGGGGAAGCTTTAACCCACTCAATAAACTCACCATCACGTACAACATCTACAAAGTCAGGATGCTTCTTGTTGAGCATTGCTTGTGTCTGAATCTGTTTAAGTTGCATTGAAGCTTGTTTAGCTGCCAATACGTCCGGATGATTCGCTACTGCACGATTAACGTGACTCTGCGGATCTTCAAAGAAGTCGATCTCTGGTTGTGTCTCTTCTTTTGGTTGTGTCTTAGTGTTGTTCTGAGCTAAGGATTGCTTCAGTAGTTCATCAGCTAAACGCCTAACTTCACCAACTTCCTGAGCTTGCCTTCCAATAAGCTTTTCAGCCTCTTGGTGCATACGAACAATATCTTCGAGATTCTTCCCTTTGTATTTCTCAGGGATCTCAGCCGCTTGTTCCGCTGGTTGTTGATGCTGTTCAGTTTGGACTTGAGAAGACTGTTGTTTAAAGTCTTCAGCTTCGATCTCACTGCCGCTACCACCTAGTTCCTCATTATCAATTAAAGCCATACCTAACCTTTCCCTGTCCACATGGGATTACAGGATATTTATAATATACATCTATGGGTTGCCTGAACTAGTCAGATCCTCTTTTTTGTTCATGCTTAAGCTTTTCAGCCCTTGCATTGGCCCACTTAGCTGTAGCACCGGGAAAGTCGCCTGATATGACGTCTAAACTGATACTAGGCGCTGAGATAAGCCTGATAGCGTCCTTACTACATACCTTACATTTAGCTGTGGTATGATCACTATCAACGAACGACTCAGTTACATGGTCATTAGGACATTTGAAGTCATACAAACGTTTACTCATCTTGTAAGTCCTCAAATACCTTCTCACACGTAGCCTTACGTCCTAAAACTAATTCAATAATATCCAACTGTCCTTTGCGATAATATAATGTTTGTGTATCGATGACAGTGGAAATATCACTCAAACTAGCTTTAATCTCTTCGAAGTCCTCAATAAGGAATTCCCAACCCTTAGTACTCATCGTATTAAAGGTTTCTTCGTAATACTTTTGTAAATCAGGGGCCATTTGGCTTATCCCTCCGTTAATATTTAAACAATAGTGTTATTGTAGCATAAAAACAACACTTTGTCAAGCTTTTTGTTAACTATTTTATTGTTTTGTAGCTCTAGTCATCATTTGAAGGCTTGCAATACGCTCATTTGAGGCAATATCGGCAGCTTTAAGATTAACTTGCTTCTCTTTTAGCAACATGTCAGCTAGTTTTAGGCGCTTTTCAAAGTCATCGCCATTATCTAGGTTAGTTGCAGCTGCTTGAACAACCTTAACACGGTGCTCTTCAGGTATCATTTGAGCTTCAACCATGATTTTCTGAGCTTCAGCTTGTTGTTTCTGAGCTTTAGACTGCAGATCTGCTACTTGAGCGGATGTCAACTGCATCTGAGCCATTTGTTGCTCTTGCTGAGCCTTCTGAGCTTCAGGATTAGGCTGTGACATTTGATCCAAAGCTTGCATCAATTCACCACGGTTAGACAGAGAACTGTTCTGTAGGATGCCTTTCAAGATCAAAGGCAGTACAGGTGTATTGGGGCCTAGTGTCTGCAATAGACCAATCATCTGTTGCTGCTCAAACTCTCGTGCCAAGATACCCAAAGTAGCTGTAGGCACAAACGTCATGTCAACTGTAGGATAACGCTCACTGTCAAACTGCATGTATCTAAAGGCAGCTTTGTTGATGAACGGGATCATGAAGTCTTCTTGGAAGTTACTCAAGGTACGCTTGTACTTCTTGATGATACCTGCCATAGCCATGGACATTCCACCGGCGGTAGCATCACGAGGAACGCTAGAAGGCAGGCCTGCGCTGTCAACCGTTCCTGTAGCCTGTAGCAGCATACGCTCAAAGTTCTGCGCTGCAGCTGCTGCGTTGTTATCTGTTTGACCGAACTTAAAGGGATACAAGATCTCAGAAGGAGCACCGTTGGTCAAGATAGCCTTACCGGGCTTGATCTCAAACTTAGCACCACGAGGAAGTCTTGTAGCATCCATGGCAATCATGGGAGCTGTGGTCAATGCCAAAGAATCCATGTGAGCACGAAGCTGACCATCAATGGCCTTCTGCATGTTGTAAGCCTTCTCAGCTGTACCACGGCCCCAGAAGCGTCCGGGAACTGTATCATCTTGATAGGCAATAACTGGACGATCCTTCATCATGTAAGGATTTGCCTCAGCCTTTAAAAGGATCGAATCGTTGGCAATAACAATAATAGCTTCTACCAAGTCAGCATACTCTTCAGCTGCTGAACCTTCAGGGAACAGATCGGCATACTCTTCTGAGTCCTCACCATCCAAGTATTCTTTAGGAACTAGGCCGTAATAAGTGATCAACTTAACCTTATCATCTTGATAAGTCTGTAGATCCTGTGTTGGCTCTAAGTCTTCATCCTCCGAAGCAGTGGTGATGTCGACCTTCTTATAAATGCCTCGCTCAATCCCCTCCACAACCTTGTGAATGGATACATACTTCTCGATAGCAACACCAAGAGCATCGTCAATGGAATCAGCATTAGGATCAATAAGAAAGTTTTTAGGGTTAACTGGTTTAATCTTGACCGCAACTCTATCTTTTTCTTCAACACCAATAGCGGCTGCATTAGCAATACCGGGAATTGCTTGAGTCTTAGGAACGTATTCCTTCTCAGTCTTAACAATAAGCTCGCCAATGCCTGTACCATAAATCTCAGCCATCAATTCAATCTGATCAATAGACTTCTTAATCTTATCTTTCTTGAAGTCTTCCATCAGTTGAAGTTTAATCTTTTCAACATCAAATGAATTACCATCTACATCTTGAATGTCATCTTCAATGTCAAAGAATTCACCTTGACCAAAGATAGCTTCCATGATCTCAGCGTGGCGAGTCTCAATAGCTTGCTGAGTGGCTGGGGAGATAATACGTGAGCGTTCACTCTCACGAGTCTTATCCTCAGCAGCCCAGATGCCTCTGAAGACACGCTCATACTCCAACCACAAGTCCATGTAGTTAGCGTCACGGTGATCACGCCAGCGAGTAATGTGCTGAGTCACCCACGAGGTAAGCTCTTTCTCAGCCTCTGTAGGTTCCTCAAATGAGCTTTCATCCTCATTGAACTTATCGTTAGTAATAGCCATTGTATTCCTTGTTACCATTTAACTTTGTTAGCCCAGTAAGCTGCTGACATCTTGCCTTTAGCTATGTTCTTAGCGTGCCTAGCCTTAAAAGCTTCGTTACGTTTAGAACCATCTGGACTTCCTGTAACACCTTGCTGTCCAAAGCGAATCAACTTAACATCTTCACCTTCTTTTGCTAAGACTGCATGACTCTTACTTGGATGTCCGGGAGTTCTCTTAGGTTTGTTATAACCTTGGAATTCTTCACTACCTCTTTTAATAGCCATCTTCAGAGTCCTCTGTTGAATCATCTAAGGCATTATCATCAATCTCAACTTTGCTCGATGTAATAGGGCCTCCAACCAACCACGCACTACAAGTCCTATCAGCTGCACACTTAAAGTCAAAGAGTTCACAGAAACCTAACTTAGCTGAATCTATGACATCCTGAGCGAAGCTATCAGTCTCTTTGTCAATCCCAGATCTGATACATTCCATCATCTCAGGTGTCTGGATAAACGCTGAGCAATTACCACATCGCATTGACTTAGCTTGAGCTACGCTTGTTTGCCACTCATTAGCCCTATCATTCCAGAAAGCTCCATTAAAGAGTTCAGGATTAGCGGGACCATAGCCTACATTCTTAAAAGCCCAGTCACGCTTTTTAAGGTTCTCTTTAATGTCTTGTGTTTCAATAGGGCATTGCATATAATTTAATATCCTGATATTGGATCTAAGACCTCATACTCATCATCTTCGTAGTCTTGGTTGTAACTTGTAATAGCTAACTGGTCAATGTAACTTAAAGCATCTACCAAGTCATCATGTACACCTGCTGTAGGGAACATAACTAACTGATCTTTAAACTCACTCCAGTCTTCCTTCTCATTGAAGGACACCCTTCCATGTTCCATACGACCTTGTAAGCTCCAGACAACCCTATCAGTTTTCTTCTTATTCCCGTGAGTTAAATCCTGTATGTGAGCGTAGATGTTATTCTTTCTCATCAAGTCATTCAGGTATGGCAATACAGCATTCTTCAATGCTCCTCGCTCAATACCTATGCTTGTAGGTTCAAAGTCTCTGATCACCTTTAAGATGTTAACTGCAGTCTCTCTGATATCCCATCTACCGTGCTGGATCTTGTGCACCCACCAATCACCATTATCTTCTAACTTAACAACTGCAATAGCTGTCTCGTCTAGCCTCTTCTTAGAAGCACCTGCATTCTTACCAACCTCTTCAAAACCTGCTAAGTCAATAGCTACAATGTAACTACCATACTGAGGTTCTTCAGCTAGCTTAAACCATTCTTCTTTAAAGACATCAGCTCCTGCAGTATCGAAGCTAGACAAATACTCCTGCTTGAATGCAAAGGAACTGAGTGTACGCTTTGCAGCCTCAATCTCCTTAGGATCAATGGTCTCGTTATCCTGCGTAGTGAAGTGCCATGACTTCCATTCATCGTCTACTTCTTTACCAAGGTTAAAGATGTCATAAAACCAATTTCTACCAGACGGTGTGCTAATAAATAAAGCTCTACCTTTTTTGTCTGATAGCGATGCTCGTATAACCTTTTCCCAGATGTCCTGCTTAATAAACGCACACTCATCAAGAACTACATAAGTTAATGAAACACCACGTAGAGAGTCAGGATTATCAGCTCCTCTAACCAAAATCTTACGACCGTTAACAAGTGTTATTTCCAAGTTGTTAACGTGACTGGATTTAATTACAGGCCTTCCAATGTCATGTAACAGATCCCATAGAATCGACCGGGCTTGCCCTAGAGTAGGGGCAATATACATTACCGCAGATCCTTCAGGACAATTCAATGCTTCAATAAGCAAAGACACTGCTGACAGTCTAGACTTACCACAACGACGACCAGCTGCAACTACCTTAAAGCGGTGTGTATCTCTAAAGACGTTCTGTTGCCAGTTTAAAAGTTTAAAGTTTAGTTCAGTCATGCGTTGAGTAATTTCCGTATTTTTCTAGATACTTAACTGCTTTTAACAATAAGGTAGGACTATCTTTTAAATGTCCTATACCTCGGTTGCAGTTAGTACAGAGTACGCCTCTTACTTCGTTTGTTTCATGGTTATGATCTATATGTAAGTTGTCAGTACTTCCACACAGTTCACATTCTTTTTTAAGATTGTCAGCTTCCTTAGAAGTTATTCCGTATCTTTTTTTGTAGTGAGCATTCCTACACTGCTGTAAAATACATACTTTACAGTACGTAGACAATCTATCTTTTGTTGTTTTATGTTTATAGAAGTTGTCTACTTGTTTTACTTCTTTACAACAGTTACATTGTTTTTCTATCATTGTTTCTCCTTTCGAGAGAATAAAAACAGGTGTTTAGACACACGCACCTGTAACGTGTCGAAAGCCCATTACTGGGTGTCTATATCCGTTATATCTTCTACTGTCTCCAGTGTAGGACTATTAAGTCCTGAAATATTAATCGATATGCTGGGCATACTACCACCACTCTTAGCTGTATCAAAGACTGAGGCTGGTAAGATCCTATCCATAGCTAACTTGATAGCTGCCATCTGTCCGGGATGTTCATCATCCAAGGCTATCTGGATCATCTTATCAAGAATCCTAGTACCACCGGTAGCTAGTAACCTCTCCTTGAATTCTTGAAGCCTACCCGCATCACCTACAGGTCTACCTACTTTATTCTTAGTTCTGTTCTTAACCGCTTGTAGATCACTCTTAGGTGGTCTACCTTTTCCACGTAGTTTGGGAGACACAATACTAACAGTTTCTTTTGTTTCTTCAGTCATCTCGTCTTTGTCCTATATAGGGAGACTTTAACATATAGTACTATATAGTACTAAGACATTAACATTAACAGTACATAGACATAAATATTAACAGTACTTATAATAGTTATTTATATTAATATACTTATAATATTACTTATAACAGTGTATTTAACTTCTATGTTCCCTTTCCAAGGTGTACGTCTTCGACTATACAGACTAGCCTTAGAAGTCAACCTAAGAAGTGGGGTCAGGCTTCTTAGTAAACACAATTATTTCCTATGTAGAATATTATACACTATGTTTGTCTATTTGTCAAGTCTTTTCTACGTTTCACTGTAAATATTTTACTTTTTTGTTCACTTTAGAGTCTACACTCTAATTCTTACATAGCATTCATACTACATTTAAGGTACTTTGTAGTTCTTGTTAGTTTTACTTTGTAGATCAAGTACTTATCCTTAGTTCATCTGTCCCTAATTAATCTCTTTAGTTTTACTTTTTTGTGTACTTTGTAGGCTCTTTTCTAGTTTTACTTTTTTGTGTACTTTGTAGGCTCCCACAAAAGTAATCACTAAGCAGTACCCCTCCCCCCGTAACTTTGCAGTCACACCGAAGTAAGCACTCACTTTGCAGTACACTATAGGTAGTGTTAGTAAGTACTCACATACATTATAGGTAGTGGTGTCGGAAAAGCGACATGTGAGGGACGGTGTAGCACCCTCTGAAGTATTTTTGAAGCCCTCTGAAGTACTCAGGGTTAACCCTTAGTAGTACTATAAAGCCCTTAAAAGCATAGGGTTATTATAGTCTTATATAAGACATAAGATATAAGACACAAAACATAGGGTTTATACGTAAGGGTTTAAACTTTAAAAATAAATGTATTTGTAAGGTTCACGTAAGATTCAAGGTAGATACTCTATCCATCGAAACACAAAACCTAAGGGGATCAACATGCTAGATAAATTATTAGATATCGTTTTAGCTATTGCAATAGGCTTATGCTTATGCATGGGCATGTTAGCGTATTTTGACGTTTTAACCAAGTAAAGGGGAATTACCGTGCAAATTAAGATCTTTTCAAATAGTGCTCAAAAATTCAAGGCTTTGCAAGGCTTAGCTATTGCCATTCAAGGGGGTTCAAAAGATAGTGCTATGCAAGCTTTAAAGGCCTTGCAAGCTTCACCTATGTTCACCGGTAAAGGTTGGCAAGATAATTTTGCAAAGCTTGAGCATACCTTTAAAACCTTAG